ACCAGGCACTTCTAATTTGCCACTACGATGAGCATCTAACCAAAATGTTGCTTGATGTTTAAGATTTGGAATAATTTCATCTCTGAGAATATCTGGCGAATCGCCTTTCCAAATTTTAACTTGTGGACAATTTTTGAATCTTTCTTTAGACATTTCATAATACTTGTCTAACAATTCAATACTGTGTATTTCTTCAAATCCAAAATCGATTGCAGTTTGAACTGTATCTCCTTCATAAGTTCCACTTTCAACAAATACTTTCTTTTCTGAATACTTGTTCAAGTAATCCATTTTTAACTGAGGCATAATTTATTCCTTTATCAGGTACCACATTTTCTCACCTGTTTTAATATCAGGTTTATTTTCAGAAAAGAAATCATTTAGGCCATTACTAATAGTTGTTAAAGTAATGTCATCACCAGAAACAATTCCACCTTTTTTTACTTTAGGAAAATAACTACTCAAATCTTTAGTAAATCCATCATATGAGTGGTCGCCATCAATAAAAATAAAATCTAAAGATTCATCTTCAATAGAGTTGGCAAAAGTTGAACTATCTTCATAGATAAATTCAATTTTTTCTTTGAATGGTTTGAGAACATCGATTGCATATTGTTTCATTAATTTTTGGCGTTCTTCATTAAAATCTGCACCATTCCAATCTATGTAAGTTGGATAACTATCAATTGCATAATACTTTTTAATACTTGGTACATTTTTCATAAAGAGTTCTGTTGATGCGGCCAGACAAACGCCGATTTCAGCACCAACGATTTCTTTGTCACCAAAATGTTCGACAAAAAGTTTTTCTAAACCAAGACCAGATGCGTCTGAATTATTTCTCCAATCAATTTGTTTTTGAACCCATTCTGTTGCAGGCAAATGATGAAATGGGTCTTGACTAACCACTTTTTCACCTCTAATCATGTTTTGTGTTGTGTCTATAATAAATTCATCACTCATTTTTTGTCCTTGATTTTGTTCAGTATATCCATTGCATCAGGATATTCTCTCATCCATGAAACCAACTCATCATTCTTTATCACATTTTCTAATGGATTCTTTGGTTGTGTGTTTACTACAATATTAAACTTTGCCAATTTATTCCAATCGATTTGATATTCACTCATATTTTTTCTCAATTATCTCTTTCCATTCTGGCACACGGTCATATTGATGTACCATTACAAAGGGTGTGCCATCACTTGTGCATACTGTATTATCTACTAAAATTGGAGTTTTTTCAACCAGCTTGTCAGCATATTTACCTACAATATGTGGACCTGTTGTACCTAGTTGTGCCGCCCATCCTTCTTCAGAGGCAGTAAATCTTGTAATGTCTCTATAAGGTTTCATGTTCAAAAGAATATTGACTGCGGCTTGGTCAGGACCACCTCCACCCTCTGTAAAATGAGAAGTGCCATTACACATCATGTAAACATTTAAAAAGAAATCAAGCATCGTATCAAACTTACCTGATACTGTGCCTGCATTGTAAATAAGATTGTTTTGGTTGTGGTCGTGAACTAAAGGACCAAATGCTTTGAAAAGATTGTGATTACCCCAATCTTCATCTTTGTACCGAATCGATTCACATGCAACATTAATCTGTGCATCATTCATGTTCTTTTCTAACCACTCTGATGGATTAGTTTGAAAGATAACATCTTTCACATCGGTAGAAACAATGTATCGGTATTGTCCTTGAAACTTTTTAAAGAAATACCATAGATGTAAGAACCTCTCCACAACAATAGAGAAGTTTTCTTTGTATTCAAATTTTTTGAGATTGTCGTTCTTACCGAACGCCAGAACTGTATATTGTCTTTTGACAAGTTCTTCCACAGTTTCATAATCTACATTATAACAAATCATGGCCTTTACGCCATCAAAACCACAACGGTCTAAAGAATTGACCCAAGGTTTAATTTTATCAAATGTGTACCCGGTGATACACCCAACCACAATGTCTTTCATAATAACTCCAATGATATAATTACTTAGTCTTTACATAATCACTAAATGATTTAATTTTCTGTCCTGGTGTGTCTTTCTGATATTTCTTCCGAAGTTCATCAGTTCCCCATTCACCTGCACCATGTTCTTCATGCACACTTTTATGTAGTTTAACTCCTGTGACACTCTGAATATGTTTCCAAGCACCTTTAGAATCTTTTTTCTGTATCAAAGATTTTAATTTTTCTTTTTGGTCTTGATTTGCCTTTTGATGAAACTTAAACATTTCCATGGCACCAATGTTACCAACATAAGCGGCTTCATCTACTTTAGTTTTAAACATTACTTTACTGTCCTTACACTACCATCAGGATTTGCAAAAAATGCCTCAAAACTGATGTTTGGAAATTCTTTTTTCAACTTTAAGAATTCTTTTAAATTGGTCGCACTATCATCAAATAATCTAACACGACTAAATTGTCCTGTTCTTAAATAATTTCTAATGATAATAACTTTTTTAAATGCAGGTAATATATTGTTTTCAATTTTACCTGCTCGTTCAACTCTCACTCTATCAATATCAAAACCATATTTTCTAAATGTGTCGAGAAAAGTTTCACGGTCATCAAAATCACCTCTTGCAGTAACAATAATGACTTTACTCTTTGGATTATTTAGGCTGTTACGGAGAATTGTTTTGGCCTTTGCCAACATACGAGCAATTGGCTTTGATTCTTGTTTGAATTTTTCAGCACTACGAAATTCATCGAAATCAAATTCTTCACCTGGTTTTAAATTATAATTATTAAATTCTTGGTTGTCTAGTGTCTGAACAACTTTACCATTTTTCTTCACAAGAACTTTTGCAGTAGTGTGAAACAAAGTATCATCAATATCAAATATCGTCAAACCACCAGACGATTCTTCTTCAAATAGATATTGTCGAAACGATAACATTATCCCCTCGTCAAAGAAAGTATTTTTTGTATCTGCGATTCGACAAGTGCCTTGCGATTTGGCCAATAGATATATTCTTTATCAGCAGTTTTTAATAGTTTGGTGAAAAAAGGAAGAACTAATTTTTCAACTTGGTCTAATCTTGCTTTATATTCTTCTGCGGTGTCAGCAGTTTCAGATATAACTTTATTGTATTCTTCTTCAGATACAGCAGAAAATCCAAAATCATCTTCACCATATTCTGCCAAAATTTTACTTAAATCGTATGCCATCATTTGCTCCAATTTTTTGCGGCGTTGAAATTGGCTTGACTGAATTCTAGTCTATCGACCAATTTAACTGCATTGCCTTTTAACTTATCTACTGCCACAAAACCTTCTGGTGCAGTAATTCTATAACCTGTATCTGTTCTCACAAATGTTCCAATTGAACGAATTGATTCTAATTTACGAACAATCATTAATTTTGCATCAACCAATAAGTTCTGTAAATCAAAAATGAATCTTAATTGTGCGGCATTTGTTCTAAAGAAACGCATAATCTCAGTTTTTTCTTTTGTTCTTTTTGCTTTTGTTTCGGCTTTCTTCACATCTGCAATGTCTTTATTTAATTTTGCTTCTACCCAACGAATCAATTCAAGTGTATGTGATTGAGTATTTGTTATCTTTTTACCCTCACGAACCTTTGTATTGTTGAATGTCTTGATATAAGTTAAGATAGATTCACTTGATGAAATGCGATTCAAAACTAATGAATTGATTGATTGAAAAGTTCTACCTGCTAAAGATAGAAGATATGTTATGTCTTTTGTTTCTTGTTCGGTGAAAGTTGCAGAACCAGAAGCATCTGTAAACGATGCATCTCTGAACCAAATATCTTTTGTTGGTGTTAAACGACCAATGTCAATGTTAAAAGATGCTTTCATATCTTCCATTGTTCGACCTGTATAAGAGGTATGAAATACAACACCAATTTGTGCAGCTAACATTGTCTGCGATAATTTGGAATCTGTTGGTACTGCATACACAATCGTATTTGGTTGAAATGTAATATAAGATTCACCCTCAATAGTTTCTTTCTTAATGTCACCTTTGGTGAACATCATGTCGCCTTGAAGAATACCTTTAATGCCGAGTTTTGGAAGATATCGTAATGCAACTTTAAGTTTTTCATTTAAACCACCACTTGGATGATTTGTATCGATATCATCTTCTGTGTAGTTTAACTTAGCATTTTTATTGAACACCGATTTTGTGCCAACAAAAAACTTACCATTTTCAGGATTGGTTCCGCAAAAGATTGCAGGTGCACCATCCCATTTTGTTGTGACATTAACTTTTGATTGTGCATGACCCGCAAGCATATCTCTTAATGATTGTAAGAAATTGATTGCATCTCTCGCACCCACAACACCACGATTGAGAACTTCATCCTCAATATGTTCAAGGTGAACATTTTTGCCTTCTTTGGCTTCTGTTAAGTATTCTGTGAATTTCATTAGTATATCTTTACGAAAGGTCCGTTTGTATCTCTAAATTCTTTTTTAGCACCATAATAAAGAGTTTTTAACCATTCATCCATTAAGTTTTTTTTCTCAATTAATGCCCATGCATATGCCCATCTTAAGCAAGTCAATTTAGAAGAAAGACGACCTGCAGCATATCTTGTAGATTTTTCTTCTCTTATACAATAGTCCAAAACATTTTCAAAACTATTTTTCGATACCGTTTTATTTTTATATTTAACTTCTAAAAGACCAAAGTCAATAGGTTTGCCATTAACTTTAAACTTACTTAATTCTTTTTGAAAATCTAACCAATACTTGCGTGTTTCCTTTGACCACTTACCTACTTCGGGAATGTGTGGGTCTTTACCTGCATTAACTGGTCTTAAAATTCCAAGCTTATTATAATTCTTTGCAAAGAAATCGTCAATAGCATCAGCAGAAGCTTTACCGATTTTAGCACCGGCATCTTTACCTGTTGGCGTTAAATCGGTTTGAACACCACCTCTAGGTGTTGACATATTGAAATTTCTTGTCTGCCAATTTACAACACTCTCTCCTGCTTTAAACTGTCCTGCAATTTCACCATTGTCAATTTCTGTTGGTGTTTTTGTATTGGTTCCAAAATTCGAATAACATTTCAAAGGTCCAATATTTTCAAAAGAAATTTCTTTTTGTTTACCTTTTGAACCCATATTAGAGAGTTCCAAATCAGCAGTTGTTTTCGTTTTTGAAATGGCTTTTAATGAAATAGGCACCAAATCTTTACTAACGATTAATTCTCTCATGTAAGAATTTAAGGAATAGATATTTGCCATTTCATCAGACGCTTTGGTAATTTCATCTATGTGTTTACGAATTGCTCTTTCTTTTGATGCTCTCACCATATAAATGTCGGCAGGATCCCAATTATCTTTAGTCTTAACACCACAACGACCTTTTGCAATATCTTCAATGAAGGTCATAAAACCATCTCTTTCATCACGGGAATAATTGTAACCTTTATTGTTTCCAAGATACTTTTTTAAAGCGGCACCTTGTTTAGCATATGTTGACATCCACACTTCTCGTAAGGATGCATTTTTCGCTAAATCAGGATACACTTTGGTCACTTCTGAAAACAATTCACTTTCAGTAGGACTCTTAGTGTTTTCTATGACTTTTCGAAAGTAAACTTTAGAACCGTTTTCTTGTTTAGCGGTTTCTATCGCATTACCGGCCATTTAATACTCCATTCAATGATTAATAGAGTATTTATGCTAACTCAATTACCTGATAATGTCAAGTTCTTTTTCGCCTGTCCAGACTTCAATCTCGGAACGCAATCTTCCTTCATTCTTTAGATTATCATATCTGGATTGTGCTTTCTTCTTCCACCACTCTATAATCGATTCCAGATAGTGTTTGTCATAGTTCTCTTTGTCTGGTATCAACTTATCTGTTCTTCCCATAACCACATCGGTAAAGTTACTGAATCCATAATTTGAGGCATAATACCGTTTCTTTTCTGTCAA